AATCTTTCGTTTGCTTCAAAACTTCTAGTAACTAATTCTACAGATTCAACAAGTAAGGATACTGGTAGTACCATAATAGATGGTGGTGTAGGTATAGAAAAGAACCTTCATGTAGGTGGTACAGGAACCTTTACTGGTAACGTTACTGCTCCAACGTTTATTGGTAACCTAACTGGTATTGCTTCTAATGCAACACTAGTAGACTTGAATAATGATACTGGTACAACTTTTAGACAGTTGATCTTTACTTCATCAAATGCAGCAACTACTGGTGCTCAATTATTAGTAGATAATACTAGCAGTGGACAAGGTATTCAATATAGACCAAGTGACAATACTCTAAGAGTTGACGGTGATATTATCGCTTTCCATACTTCTGATGCAAGATTAAAGAATAATGTAGAAAAAATTAAAGACCCCATTGCCAAAATAATGGGTATAAGTGGATATACATTCGACTGGAAAGAAGAAGATGTTGATGAATGGGATTATATTGGAGGAGGGGGTAGCGATACTGGTATTCTAGCACAAGAGATAGAAGAACTAGGTTTACCTGATATAGTAAAAACTAGATCTAATGGAGTTAAAGCAGTCAGATACCAAAAACTTATACCACTCCTTATTGAAGCAATAAAGGAATTGAAAGCAGATATAGATCAACTAAAAACTGATTTCATAAGACACAATCACGATTAAGAACAATGGTATTACCAACTAGTGGAAACGCAATAAAATTCTCAGAAATAGAAGGAGAATTTGGTGGACACTCTACCAATGCAATAGGTGCATATCGAATAAGTGAAACCTATGGTGGACTAACCCGTCCATTGGATGATGGTATACCAACTACTAATAATAGTTCAACTCCAATCAAATGGAGTGACTTTCATGGAAAGAGACTCAACGTAATTGTTGATGCTCATACAGATTCTGCATCTGTTAGAGTAGATGGAAAAGAAGAATATACAAATAACAATGTCAATCTTGTTGGTAGTAGTTCTGGTCTTTCTGGAGTATCCAGAAATGCAAGTGATTCATCTGGTCACAGAGTTTTCATAAGAGTCAACAAAGAAATAGGATCAGCGACAGGAGCACAAACAAATGCTGCTGTAAGAACTGGAGATTGGGAATCAGGAACACCCCTAACAGTTGATGTAGGAAGTTCAGGAAAAATTATTGGTGCTGGTGGTAAAGGTGGTGATGGTGGTAGTGGTGCTGAAGATGGTTCTGCTGGTGAAAACGGTGGTGCTGGATCTAGTGGTTTAGGTATTGATTATAATGGAACTGTAGTCAAAGTTGAATCTGGTGGACTTATTCAAGCTGGTTATGGTGGCGGTGGCGGTGGTGATGGAGAAGGTAATGGTGATGGTATGTTTGGTGAAAACGCTGGTGGTGGCGGTGGAGGCGGTGGTGCTGGTCTTCCTGCTGGTGAAGGTGGTGATCGAGGTTGTGGAGATGAATGTTGTGGTGGTACTGGGGATGATGCAACATTAACTGTAGCTGGTACTGGTGGTGGTGGATGTTCCGCAGGAGAAGGTCAAGATGGTGCTGCTGGTGGACGAGGTGCAGACGCAGAACAATCAGCAACAGGTGGTGGTGGAGATAAAGGATCCAGTCCTGGTAGTAATGGATTTGCTATCACTGCAGAATCTGGTGCAAGTTACTCATGGGCAGAAGAATCTAGTAACGATTCAGACAAAATTGTAGGTTCTACTAACGGTAGTGGAGTAACCTAAATATTCAAATATAATACTTTATTATGAAAGAAGTTAAATTTAATAGAACAGACTTTATAGCAGTTTACGATGAAGTCTATACAAAAGAACAGTGTGAAGATCTAAGAAACTATATGGATCAACTTGAAGAAAGATCTGTAATAACTAATGAATCTACAAAAACAAAAGGTCTTGTAGAACATATTAGTGAAAATTTAAGTTGGCACTATGATTTACCAGCATGGACTTGGTTAGCAGACAACATGAATCCTGGTATTAAAACTTGTGCAGATCATTATTTACAAGAATTCAACTATCTATATGCTAGAGCTAAATTTCTTTTTACAGATTTTAAAGTAAAAAAAATACCAATTGGTGGAGGATTCCACAACTGGCACTGTGAAGATAGTTCTTTACAATATGCAAATAGATACCTTGCAGTTCAAATATATTTAAATGATAATTTTGAAGGAGGAGAAACAGAGTTTTTATATTTCAACAAAAGAATAGAACCAAAAGAAGGTAGACTAGTAATATTTCCATGTGCCTTTACACATATGCACAGAGGAAATCCTCCTATAGGTGGAACAAAATATCTAGCTACAACTTGGGGGTTAATTCAAGCTCGAATAGATTAATAATAGCATCCTTATAATCACAACGATTATGACAACCTTCTATTTTCTTTAATATTACTTTGTTTTTAATAAAAAATACAATGGGAGTTCCATTACGTCCAAGAAGTTCACATATTTCTCTATTACTAGAATCAATCTCTACCAACTTAACTCCTGTTTCTTTAACAGTACGTTCTAATTGTGGTTTCAATCTAAAGCAAGGACCACATTTCTTACTAGTTAAAAATACTAAAAATGGTGCCTCTTTCTTATAGAGAGATTCAAATGATCTTTTACCTTTAACATAATTCGACTTAGCCATTTGTTTATTTATCAGCACAAAGTTGTATAAAATATTCTGCATCGATAACAACTAAAGGTTGCTTCCGATTCTTTTTCATCACCACAATAGGTTCATATCCATTACAATTTTCCTTTGCCTGTTCATAAGCATCCCATACATTTAGTTTCTCTTGGTTCTTACACTCTACACTAAATGGAAACTTCTCTCGTGCTGCTCGTGCCATGATCACATCCTCACCCGATGCTCCCATCGAACATGATTTAATATCTTCTGGATGTATATCAAATGTTTCTATGAGTTGTTGTACAACCCACTTCTGTAAATTACGTCCTTTCGCTTTCGCACTCTGAGTTTTCATCTTCCAACTGTTTCATAACCTGGTCATAGTCATCTGCAGCATCACGAAAAGCGTCATATAAAGCATCCATATCCCATTCTATATCAGAGTTTGAATCCTGAGAAGGTATCTTTTTTGACATCTTGTTTGATCCCACCTACTATATAGGACTCAACTTCTGTCTCTTGAGGGGCCACCTGCAATCCTTTAGATGATATCCAATGCTGTGTCCAAGGTAATGGATTATTTCTGAGAGGAATATCATAGATAGGATTCAATCCTATTGCCTTCATTCTCTTATTTGCAATCCATTCAACATACTGATGTAATAACTTATCATTCAATCCAATCATAGATCCATCTTTAAATAAGTATTCTGCCCATGCCTTCTCCTCCTCTACACACTTCCTAAACATATCATATACATAATCTTCTTCTTCTTTTATGATGTCTATCATCTCAGGATCATCACCATCCTGCCATTTCTTTAAGATTTGTTGGGTGAGTACCAAGTGTTGATTCTCATCTCTTGCAATAAGGGAGACAATCTTTGCGGATCCTTCCATAAGCTTAAGTTCACCAAAGGCAAAAGTACAAGCGAAAGAAACATAAAAACGAATACCTTCAAGTATGTTGACATTAGTTACTGCTCTATAGAGATGTCTTTTTAAATCTCTTCTTGTCCATTCAGAATTAGGATGATCACGCATATCATCTTTCCAACTATTACTTTGACCATAATCTTGTGCATACTTAATAAACTCATCATATGCTTTTGTAACACTCTCTGCTCTTTCTATAATCTTTTCATTATCCAATATAGTATCAAAGACCTCAGAAGGATCTGAATATACATTCTTAATAATATGAGTATAAGATCTACTATGGATCATCTCCATAAAACCCCATACTTCCATACATGCTTCTAACTCAGGTAAAGAACAATATGGTAGAAATGCCATACTAGGTCCACGACCCTGAACAGAATCCAATAGTATCTGATACTTCAGATTAGAAGTAAAGATATGTTTTTGTTCTGGTCTTAGAGTTGCATAATCAGAACGGTCTTTCTGTAAAGATACCTCTTCTGGTCTCCAGAAATAACCAAGTTGTTGTTGTGTTAATTTATCAAATACAGGATACTTGTATTGATCGTATCTCTGAACACCTAAAGGTTGACCAAAGAACATTGTCTGTTTCTTAAAGTCAACCTTATTAGGATTGAAGACAGTCATTCCTTTAATTTCAGATTGCACAGCTTTCACAAGTCTCCTCCTCAGCGTTTAGAAGTTCAGTCATTAAACTCTGTAATTTATTTTTACCTTGAATACCCACATCTTCAACATTATCATGCCAACCAACAGGATGTGCTGGTTCTTCTATTTCATCTGTCTTAAAGTCATAAGTATTCTGATAGTAAGAAGTCTTCCAACCATACTTGTATGTGGTTAGAAAATCATTTGCCATAACAGATACTGGAACTTCATTGTTTTTATAATTCATTGGATTATAAGACCAGTTACCAGAGATCCCTTGATCAAAGAATTTCTGCATAACTGAAACAATATTAATATAACCAGTGTTATCTGGCATATCCCATAAGAGTGTATAATTATTTTTTAATGTATTATACTGTGGAACAATCTGTTTAAGAGGCCCCTTCTTCGATTTCTTAATGGACAAGTATCCACGAGGGGGTTCGATTCCGTTCGTGGCATTTGACACAACCGAACTGCTCTCCGATGGCATTTGTGATGACAACGTGGAGTGACGTAACCCGTGAGCGAGTATGTCCTCCCGTAAACTTCCCCAATCAAATGATAGGTCATTAGGCACTAACTCATCTACGTCTTTCTTATATGTATCTATAGGAAGGATTCCATCAGCATATTTTGTACGAGAGAATGCACCACAAGCACCTTTCTCCTGTGCAACTTTATTAGAAGATTTTAAAAGATAATACTGGAAAGCTTCTGTAAGTTTATGAACTGCACTCCATGCTTCCTTATCTCCATACCCATAACCCAGTTTTGCCAAGTAATGTGCAAGACCAATATATCCTACACCAAGTGATCTACGTGACTTAGTAGCATGTTCTGCTGCTGCAACTGGATACTCTTGATAGTCAATAAGTTCTTCTAATCCACGAACAGAAAGATCACATAGTTCTTCCATTTCCTCAATATTTCTTAACTTACCAACATTAATAGCAGAAAGAATACAGAGAGCAATCTCTCCATTTTCATCATCAATATGATCAATAGGGTCTGTTGGTAATGTAATCTCTTGACATAGATTACTCATGTTAATCTTATCTTTAAATGATGAATGCTCATTACAATGATCTATGTTCATCAAATATATTCTACCAGTCTCGGCACGTTCCTTGAGGAGATCGAGGATGAGTTCTTGTCCTCCAACTGTGGTTCTGGGGATTGAATCATCATTCTCATAACGAGTATAAAGCTCATCAAACTTATCGGTACCAAAACTCTCGTATAGGCCAGGACAATCATGTGGGGAAAATAAGGAGATTTCCTTATCTTGGATAAAACGCTCATAGAATAATTTACTTAACTGGATGGAGTAGTCGAGTTTTCTGACTCGGTTGTCTTCTGTTCCTTTGTTGTTTTTGAGGACGAGGATGTCTTGGATTTCCTGAT